CTGCCAGGCTTAAGGAGCGCGAAAACGAACCGGAGAATATTAACCCGGTTGGCGACCCACCCGAAACATTAACCAGTTTGGAGAAAGAGGCTTGGCATGAGATTATAAAAATATCGATCCCCGGGGTACTGGGCGAGGCTGACCGGTTAGCTATTGAGGAAACCGCGCGCCTTTTGGTTGTGTGCCGCGGGCTTGGTAATGACCCTCCAACTGGTCAAGATAAAACACTGTTTAACCGCTACCTGGGACAAATGGGAATGACGCCATCGGAGCGCTCCAAGATAAGGGTCAGCAAAGATAAGCCAAAAAACCGCTTTGCAGATGCTTAAGGCTTTTAAGAATTATCCGCACAGCGAGGAGGCATATATTTATGCCGCGCAAGTTGTTAAGGGACATATACCAGCCTGCAAAGATATTATATCTGCCTGCCAGCGGTTTATTGATGATCTAACGTGTGACTTTGAATTCGATTATGACCCAGTCAAAGCTGAGCGGGCTTGTAGCTTTATTGAAAAACTGCCTCACACGAAGGGCAAATGGGCTGCAAAAAAACAAAATCTGGAGCTGGAGCCTTGGCAAAAGTTTATTATCTGTAATTTATTTGGCTGGATTAATAAATTAGGTTTGCGCCGGTTTAGGGAGGCATATTTAAAGATCCCCAGGAAAAACGGGAAGTCGCCGATGGGCGCCGCAATTGGGCATTATATGTTCTCTATGGATGGTGAATTCGGCGCGGAAGTATACAGCGGTGCGACAACTGAAAAACAAGCCTGGGAAGTTTTCGGGCCTGCCCGGCTAATGGCATTAAGGACTGATGAATACCGCGAGCATTTTGGTATCGAGGTTAATGCTAAAAACATCAACATACCGGACACCGGCAATAAGTTCGAACCGCTAATAGGCAAGCCGGGTGACGGCGCGAGTCCTAGTTGCGCTATTGTGGATGAATACCATGAGCATGACACTAATGCTTTTTATGAAACGATGTCGACTGGCATGGGCGCCAGGGAGCAGCCTTTATTATTGGTTATCACAACTGCAGGCGATAACATTGCCGGGCCTTGCTATGATATGGAATTGGAATGCCGTAAACTGTTGGACGGTGTTTTTCAGGACGATCGAATCTTTTGCATGATTTACGGGTTGGATGAAGATGATGATTGGACACAACCCGAAGCGCTAATTAAAGCTAATCCGAATTATGATGTTTCTGTAAGCGCTGAATTCCTTTTAGCCCAACAGAAAGAGGCTATCAGAAACGCTAGCAAGCAAAACAGCTTTAAGCGCAAGCATATGAACCAGTGGGTAGGCGCTCACACTGCCTGGCTTAATATGGAAACGCTTAAAAAGTGCGCTGAGCCGCAGTTGACTATTAGTGATTGCGCAGGAATGGAGCTAATTATCCCGGTTGACCTTGCCAGCCGCATTGATATAACAGCGATACTTAAGGTTTTCCGCGAAAAGATTGATGACAAATGGCACTTTTACGCTTTCTCTCAATACTATTTGCCGGAAGAAACGGTGCTGGATCCCAAGAATTCCCATTATCAAAAATGGTTAAATCAAGGCTGGTTAACCGCGACCGATGGTAATGAGATCGATTTCAACGAAATACAAGCTGACATTGTGCGTATAATGGATGAATATGAAACCAAGGAGGTGACATACGATCCCTGGCGCGCCACCCAGTTGGCCCAGGGGTTACAAGCAGAGGGCGCAAAGATAGTTGAGTTCAGGAATACTGTTTTTAATATGTCGCCCGCTATGTATGAATTAGAGGCGGCAATTACTTCGGGGCGTTTCCATTATGACGATAACCCGATATTAACTTGGATGCTTTCGAACGTGGTCGCGAAGATCGACGCGAAAGATAATATTTACCCCAGGAAGCAAAAGCCGGAACAAAAAATTGACGGCGCAGTTGCTTTAATTATGGCGATAGGGCGATTTATGTGGCATGAAGAAAAAGTTAACTTAAACCCGTTTCTCGATGATCCGATAACGCTATGAGTTTCTTTAATACGATATTTCGTTGGCTCGGTGGTAACGCCAACACACAGCGCTCCGGATCGCAGCAAGTTATGCCAGCCTCAACCGTTCACGATGAGGCGCCGGTATTAAGTGTTGACGGCGCAATGCAGGTTTCCACGGTTTGGTCTTGTGTAACTTTGCTAACGGAAACTATTTCGAGCCTGCCGCTAATGGTTTACCAGGCTGATGCGGAGGGTAATCGCGAACCTGCTTCCGACCGGTTGTATAAAGTGCTCCATGATGCGCCCAACAACCGGCAAACCAGTCAAGAATTTTGGGAGCAAATGTTGTTGAATTTCTTTTTGCGCGGAAATGCTTATGCGCGGATTGTCCGGGATAGCCGGGGAGCCGTTTTATCGCTTTGGCCGCTTTCGGCTGATCAAATTGATGTCGTCGTGCTTGAGGATGGTTCTGTTATTTACCGCTATCTTGAAAACGTAAACGGTCAGCGCGAGCTTATATTTCTAGCTAAGGATATATTGCACATTAAAGGCCCGGGCAATGGGATAGTCGGTATGTCGAGGCTCGATTATATGCGCTCTAGTGTTGGGCTAGCCATTAATGCCCAAAACCACACTAACAAAACATTCAGCAAAAATGCGCGGCGCCCGGGTATATTAATGTCGAGTGAATTGCTTACCGATGCACAAAGGGCAGCGCTCAAAAAGAACTTCGGCGATATAACCTCTGGCACTGATAAAGAGCTGTATGTATTGGAGGCTCAATTTAAATTCGACCCGCTGGGAATGTCGCCTGCAGATATACAGCTATTGGAATCGCGCCAATTTGCAGTTCAAGACCTTGCCCGGTGGTTCGGTGTTCCATCTGTTTTGATTAACGATACTGGCGAAACCACCGCGCTGGGCTCCAGTGTTGTGCAAATAGTTGACGGGTTTTACCGGCTGACGCTGCGACCCCAGGTTGAGCGCATAGAGCAAGCCATAATGAAACGGGTCTTGACGGCAGCGCAAAGGACATCCGGTTTAACCGTAGAATTTAATCTTGATGCTTTGCTTCGCTCCAGTTTAAGCGAGCGGATGGATATATATTCTAAGGGCGTTCAAAACGGTATCTATAACCGCAACGAACCGCGGAAGCGCGAAAACCTGCCTCCTTATGATGGCGGCGAAATTTATACTGCGCAGGTCAATTTAATGCCGGTGAAACAACTGGGCGAACAACAACCACAGCGGCGCGCGGGTGAGGTTGCGCCGGAAACTATTGAGCAATGAGGCTATTATGAAAAACTGGTACACCATTGAAAACCGCGCAAAAGGGGTTATCGATATTTCCCTGCATGATGAAATCGGACGGTTTGGAATTACGGCTGCGGATTTTGTGCGCAACTTAAAAGAGCAGGGCGATGTAACCAGCATTAACCTTTCCATCCACTCGCCCGGCGGCAGCGCTTTTGATGGCATAGCCATTTATAACGTTTTGCTTGACCACCCGGCGAAGGTTTATGCTAATGTCCTGGGCATTGCCGCTTCTGCCGCTTCGTTTATACTAATGGCTGCTGATGTAATATCGATGCCTGAAGATTCGTTCCTAATGATCCACAATGCCCAGGGCGGCGCGATTGGGGATGCGAGCACGATGCGGGGAGTGGCGGAATCGCTTGAAATGGTGACTAACACTATAATCAACATTTATGAAAAAAGGACTGGTTATGATCGCGAGTTGATCGCCGAAATGATGAATGTTGAAACCCTAATGACTGCCTCTGATGCGCTGGAGTTTGGGTTTACCGATAACGTAACCGAGCCGCTGGGCCTGGCTGCCAAGATTTACGAATTCAGGGATTACTTTAAAGAGCTACCATTTGAAAACCCGGTTAAACTGGAGCCGGAAAAGGTGGAAACGATTACCGATTTTGAGAAGTGCTTGCGCGATGCAGGCATATCGAAAAAGCTAGCGACTGCGCTAACTAGTCGGGCTAAGGTTGTTTTTCAGTGCGATACTGATGAAGCCGAGCTCGAATTGAAGAAGATAGTTGAAAGGTTGGATAACCTTAAACTACCTGATTTGAATTAGCCATTAACTTAAACAATAGGATAAAATTATGTCTGACCTAGACAATATTATGGCAAAGATTGACGGCATCGAGCAGTCAATCGAGGCTTTCAACCAAAAAGCTAAAGGGGAGTTTGAAGCGGCGGGTACTGTTGCGGAAGAAACTCAAAATCAGATCGAAAACCTGGGAGCCAAACAACTGGAGCTCGCGGAACAACTGCTGGAAATTCAGCAAAGCGCCGCGGCAATGGGTGGAGGCAGCAGTGTTAAAAGCCTATCAGATATTTTTAAAGAATCTGATGCATATAACGCTTATATCGGACGGCAAACCGGCAAATTCAGCATCGAGATCGAAAATGCGACCTTGCTGGGTAGCGATGCAACTGTTGCGCCCGACCGCAAGACCGGAATCGTGCAAGGCGATTTTCAGTTCCTTACCCTGGAGCAGCTTTTTGCATCAATCCCGACCACTTCAAACGCGATTGAGTACACCAAGGAAGCCACTTTTACCAATAACGCGGCAGAAGCGGCTGAAGGTGCTGAAAAAGGCGAATCGGTTAATACTTTCTCCCTGGTTAACATGCCTGTCAGCACGGTTGCGCACTGGTTGCGCATTTCGCGCCAATTGGCTTCGGATAATGTGGCGCTCGCTGCTTATGTAAATAGCCGGATGGTTTACGGTGTTAACCGTCGAGTTGAAACCCAACTGGGCTCCGGTGACGGTGTTTCGCCGGATATCTCTGGTATTCTGGATGCTGGCAACTTTACCGCGCACGGTTTCGCGGATGCGGCACTTGGAACCCTGAAGAAAGTTAACCTGATTACAAAAATGGTTGCTTCCCTTTGGGTAAATGGTGGCTTGCCCGGTGCAATCCTGCTAAACCCGGTTGACTGGGCTCAGATCCAAGTTGATTTGACCGATTCAACTGGCAATAGCGCCCGGGTTGATTACTCCGATGGTGTTGCGCCCAGGCTTAACGGCATCCGGGTTGTTCAGTCTAATGGCATCACTGCCGACAATGTTGTTGTTGGTGATTTCCAAATGGCTGGCGCTATCCACAACCGCGAGGGCGTTATCGTTGAGATGAGTGATTCTGATGATGACAACTTTACCAAGAATATGATTACTATCCGCGCCGAGCGCCGGTTAGCGCTTACAATTGAGCGCCCGAGTATGATTATTGCTGGTGATTTGACCCCGTTATAACCTGACAGCGGGGGCGGCAACGTCCCCGTTTTTTTAAAGGTGGTGAAGCTATGAAAAAAGTTAAAATTATCGGACGCGATCAACCGACAACCGATTACGGCATTTTATTGAGTGGTAAGGAATACACTATTTCCGACCCGCTGGCAGCCTTTTTGATAAAGCGCGGTTTTGCAGAAGGCGCCAAAACGGTTAAAAAGGCGGCGAAAAAGAAATGAACTTGACTAGAATCCTCGACGCTAGAAGCGAAGCCATTTCGTTGACTGAAGTAAAAAGTCATCTACGGATTGCCTCGTCTACTGCCGATCATGATTCTTTCAGATTATTTATTGCGGCAATTAGGCACAAAACGGAAACATATCTAGGCAAAACCCTCATCACATCAACCTGGGAATATAAACTTGATTCCTTTAGTGATGAAATCTGCCTGCCGATGGGGCCAATCCAGTCGATCAGTTCAATTGCTTATACTGACACCGATGGCAATCCGCAAACCTTCACCGATTTTCAATTCGATAAATCGGGCAGGTTAAAGCCCGCTGTTGGTTTCAGTTGGCCTGGCACGCGGGAGCAGTATGACGCGGTGACGATTACTTATATTGCGGGCGAGCTGACTGCTGGCGATGTTCAAGAAGATATAAAACATGCGATGCTGTTATTGGTTGGCGCTGCTGATGTTGCGCGCGAGGATATTGTGGTCGGCGCCGGTGTTATTGTTTCCGAGATAAAAAACCACACAGCTCAATCCCTTTTGGCGCCATATAGAAAGCAATCGGCATGAGAGCGGGTATCAGAAGGGACTATATCGAAATCCAGCTTAATACACCGACCCAAGGTGCAAGCGGCGAGGAGATTGATAACTGGTCTCACCGGGCCTATGCCTGGGCTTACATTCGCGGCTCTGATGGTGATGAATCCATTACCAGCCACACAATGAGAATCAGGTTTCAAACTGTAGACCACACTGACCGGATTATATTTAATGGGAATGTATATGATATTATTTCGGTGGTTGATAAGGCTGGTATGGGTCGCGACCTGGTAATTGAAACAAAGCTAGATTCTGATGCCCAATAGCGTAATCCTAAAAGGCGACCGCGAGTTAAAAGCTAAATTAACCAATATGTCCCGCGGTTTGCAAAATAAAGGGCTCCGCGCGGCACTGCGCAAAGGCATGGAGCCAGTCGCGGCACTGGCGAAGCAGCGCGCACCGGTTAAATCGGGAAGGCTGCAAAAAAGCATCAAGACCGCATCTTACCGCGGGCGGCGCGGTGTTGTTGGTGCTAGCGTGCGAACCGGCACCAGGCGCCAGTTAAAGATTGAGCCGGATAATGATTATTATTACCCGGCTGCTCATGAATACGGTTCTAAAAACCAGCCCGCGCGGTCTTTTATGCGCTCTGCTTTGTTTGACCGTAAACGACAGGCACTGGCTTTAACGCAGAAAGAGCTGGTTAAATACCTAAGAAAATTTAAGGTTAAATAATGGGCATCGAAACAGCTTTATTTAGTTATTTAAGCACTAAACCGATTATTACCGCAGAGGTAGGGACGCGCATTTATGCATCAGTGGCGCCCTCTTCCGTGACTTATCCGTTTATTACTTTCGAAATAATATCTGAAGACCCTGACCATTATATGCAAGGGGCTTCGAACCTGACTAATGTTTTAGTCCAGATTGACGCCTGGGCCTTTTTGGTAGCAGAGCGCCAATCTATCGGCGAAGCGGTCCGGAATGCGCTGGATGGTTTTGTGGGAAACCTGGGAACTGAAAATCTGGTTATTAGGAACTGTTTTTTAAGAAACCGCACCACTTTCGAGGAGCCTGACAAGCAGGGTAAAAACTTACCTGTTCACCGGTCTTCTTTGGATTTTTCAATATGGCATGAACAGAGTTTGCCAACACTTTAGAGGTATTTAATTATGGTAATGGACGTAGGTACCGGCACTACTATCGCCTTCGGAACTAGCAGTTTTTCGGCGGATGTTATGTCATTAAGCGCAAGCGATATCGCGCGTGAAGATATTGATGTGACCCACATGGGTTCAACCGGCTACAAAGAATTCCAGCCTTCCGATTTGGTTGATGGTGGCAGCATTGAGATGGAAATAGGGTTCGACCCCGATAGCCAGCCACCGATATCGGGTGCGGCTGAAGTTATTACGATAACTTTCCCGACCCCGGCAGGCGGAATAAGCGGCGCGACCTTTGTTTTTAATGGATATGTGTCTAGTTGGTCATGGGGCGCACCGCTGGAGGAAGTTATGACAGCAACCATTACCATCAAGGTTGATGGCACTGGCACCGCACCCGCCTGGACTGCATCAACATAATGTTGACGGCAGCGGATATCCTTGGCGCGGATGATTGTGGCAAGCGCCAAAAAGTAAAGGTGCCAGAATGGGGCGGCGAGGTTTTTGTTAAAATCATGACCGGCGCCGAGCGTGATCAATGGGAGCTGGAAGCGACTGATTTACTGGCAAACCCAAAATCGGCCAATATAAGGGCTTTTTTGTGCGCTTTAACCATTTGCGATGATAAAGGCGCCCGGCTGTTTAGCGATGACCAGATTGCCGAGCTGGGTAAAAAATCATCGGTTGCGCTGGAAAGAATTTTTCAGGTTGCGCGGGAAATTAACAAGGTTAATGACACCGATTTGGAGGAACTTGAAAAAAACTTAGAACCCGCAGTTCGCGCCGTTTCTGGTTCGAGCTAGCGGGTTATTTAGGTATGAGCGTCAAGCAGGCTCAAGCGCAAATTGATTCTGCTGAATATACCGAATGGATGGCATACCACAATATCAATCCGTTTACTTATAAATCGACTGATAATATTTTGGCTAATATTGCCGCTATGTTGGCGAATACTTTTAAAAAGCCAAACGTCCAGCCATTTACTAAAGCTGATTTTTTGCCTGCATTAAAACCAGAGCATAAAATAGAGACAGCAAAGGATATGGAAATGAAACTAAAAGCAGTTTACCCGGCATGACCACAATATCCCGCCTCAGTGTTTCTTTAACCGCTGACCCCAAAGGGTTCCGCAAAGGCTTAAAAGGTGCTCAGTCACAATTGGGCATGTTTAAAAAGGATGTTGCTCAAATCGGTATCGGTGTTGCTGCCATCGGCGGCGCGGGCGTGGGTCTGCTGCTAAATGATATCATCGATGTTAATGCGCAATTTCAGACTATGAAATCGACACTGACCACATTGACCGGTAGCAAAGCGGCAGGCTCGGCAGCTTTTGATATGATAGAAAAGTTTGCCCGCGAAACCCCGTTCAATTTAGAGCAGGCAGTAGAGGGATTTTCCAAACTGAAAGCGCTGGGCCTTGACCCGTCAACCAGGGCGCTTGAATCTTACGGCAACACTGCCAGCGCTATGGGTAAAAGTATGACGCAAATGGTGGAAGCGGTGGCTGATGCAACGACCGGAGAATTTGAGAGGCTTAAGGAATTCGGCATCAAGGCTAAAAGCGAGAAAGATAAAGTAACATTTACTTTCCAAGGTGTAGCCACAACCGTTAAAAAGAGCGCGGCAGAAATAGAGGGTTATTTACTGGGTATTGGTGAAAACCAGTTCGGTGGTGCAATGCGCGACCAGATGGGAAATCTGACACCAGCTTTTTCCAACCTGGAAGCATCAGTTAAAAACTTACAAGTGGCTATCGGCGAGGCGGGTTTAAATGATCTTATCGTTGAGGCAACCAACAGCATGACGGCATTTGTAGATTCTATAGACGCTGCAAAAGTAGTCGCAGCGGTGACAACGATTAAGGAGGTTTTTCAGGATATTAATGATTTTATTGATCCGATAACTGACTGGTTGGCGCAAGAAGGCTCAGAGATAGGTCTAAGGAATATAGCAGAAGGCGGTATTGTTCAAGAAGGTTTTACCGATATGTTAAGTGCTGGTGCGCGTGAAGCCTTTGACAAGGCAATCAGCGAGGGCCGCTTATATGGCGACACAAGGGCATCGGCCGCCGATGCGGATACCTTTGCAGATTTCGCTAAAAGGCTTCACGGGCAGGAATTGCTTGATGAGACTAAAATCACAAATGAAAACTTACGGAAAATACTTGTTAAGCAAACCGGGGCAGTGGCGCAATGACCGTTATTAAGGATGTAATTGATTCCCAAACACTGAGCAGCGATAGCAAAGGGTTCACGCTCGAACGGACGTATATTGTTGATGGTGTTGGCGGGTCTAAAGATGCGCGCTTATACAGCGCTATTACAACTGCTGGAGTTCCGCAATTAAACGATCCTCACCCCATAATCCCCGATGTTAAAGTTACCAGGCTAAACGCGACACTGGAAAAAGGAAGTAATAATATTGCGCGGGTTGCGGTAAGTTACTCGGTGCCAGATGCCGAGGATGCGACCGCCGATGCCCAGCAGGGGACAACCTCGCCCGGCACGGTAACGCTGAGTACCGGGGTTTCGGCCGAGCAAACTTGGTTCGATATTAATGGCGAATTTTTAACAGCAAGTTTTATCGGTGGCGTATACCAGACCGCATATAAACAAGCAGATGTACAGCGCCCACAATTAACGGTTAGTTTCAAGCGAGTTGAAAACGTGTTACCGAAGGCGGCAATACAGAAATATCTAGGTAAAGTTAATTCATCTGCCTGGGCAGGCTTCCCGAAGAAAACCTGGCTTTGCACAAAAATCGATGCCAGCGAGGATAAGGAAGGGAAATTTAATGTTGACTATGGTTTTTCGTATAATCCCGCAACCTGGCGCCTTGAAATTATTTTAAACCTGACACCGGCGCAGATAGAAGAATTGCCGCCAAACAAGGATACCGGCAACGGGTATGCCCGCTATGATGTTTATGAAGGCGCCGACTTTAACGCTTTGGGGTTGAGTTTTTAATGCCTGATATACCCCGTATAAGCAAAGGCGAACCGATTACCGCCAAAAGGCTCAATGATTACGGTGATGGTGTTAATGAGCTAAAGCGCGAATCAATTGGTAAGGCAAAGCAAATTGATGATCCAGTCGATACTGATGTACAGCGCAATGCAGGCGAGGAGGAAGCCGAAGTAGAAGCGGCAGATGAGTTTATAGAAACATCCAGAACCACCAGCCTGGTGCAAGTGTTCGACCAGGATGATGTAAACTATGCGGAAGTTGAGCGGATAGAATCTATTATTTTTACAAACACTGACGGCAAAGTTTTAAAATTGACGTTTACCGGCAATATCCCCTAAAGGAAAAATTATGGCTACAAAATATTGGCTCGGCACAGCAACGGCAGTGGCTCAAATTGATACTGTCCAAATTACCGCTTACGATGCCGCAACCACCTATAAAATCACTATTGGCGGCGTCGAGGTTTCCACGATTGGCACTACGGACGCGAATGGAACAGCCACCGCTCTGGCAGCCGCATTTAATGCATCAGCGCATCCATATTTCACCGGCATAACTGCAAGCGATGCAACTGATACGGTTACGCTGACTGCCGATGTTGCTGGTGTTGAATTTACGGCAAGCAGTAGCGTTACAGGTGGCACCGGCACAATCGGCGCGGTAACGTCCAGCACTGCTAACGCCGGGCCTTGCGATTGGGGTACACCGGAAAACTGGTCAGATGGTAGCGTGCCAGGTTCGGGGGATACGGTTATATTTTCGGACAGTAATGTTAATGTCTGTTTTGGTTTGGATAATAACGCGCTCGCCATTAATGATTTATTAATTGAGCAAACGTATACCGGCAAAATAGGCTTAAACCGAAATGCACTGGTTACAACCGCTGACGGCGAAACGACCGACCCCAGCAAGGCAGAATACCGCGAGGATTATTTGCGCATCGATGTGGATAACATCGAGATCGGCAAGCATGTTGGCACCGGCACCGCTATCGGCTCGCAGCGCTTAAAGATAGACAATACAAATACCGGCGCCTCGAATACGGTTATATTCTCAACCGCTAACACCGGAGCAGAAACTAACCTGCCACCGGTAAGGCTTTTATATAACTCCACAACAGCAGATATATTCATTCGCGGCGGTAGTGTTGGCCTGGCCGATGATGAGCCGAATGAAACCAGCATAATGGGCGACCTTTATATTAATGGGGTTAACACTCGCGTATTTTGCGGGGGTGGTTGCCAGTTACAAACAGTTGTCCAGACTAACGGACAATCCCTGATACAAAGCACTACCACCGTCACCAGTATTGATTTAATCCTTGGCATTATGACCATAGAGGGTGATTTTACAATTACCACACTAAATATTGCGGATGGCACGCTAATCCCAAATCACGATAAAGATGCCGGGGTGGCGATTACAACCCTTAACATAAATGGCGGGGTGGTCGATGGCACCAGAACCAGCGAGCTTAGAACCTGGACAACCGTCAACCTTAAAATAGGCGGTTCGATTAAAGTGAATAGCGATATTGTCACCATGACCAATTTTAACGACCCTGCCGGTGAATATACCATTCAGGTTAGCTAGTGGGCATCCAAGAGGGGCCGTTCCAGAATGTAACTTCGCTGTTTAATGCCGGTGGTTTACGGATCACAATCGAGCCGATTGATTTTGTTCAAACATGCACAGTTGGACTGTTTGGCGATGGGTATGCGGTTGATTGGGGGGATGGCAATCCAATTGCATATTCCGCAGGTTATAACTCGGCTGTTCCAAGCGGGACAATTATCGTAACTGCTGACAGCGAGGCCGTTTATTATTTTCGACAATTAACAAATACCGCGACCAGTATTTCAATCGTTGGCGGCGCTCAATTAACAAATGCCGGTAATATGTGTCTTAATTGCTCGGCGTTAACTTCTTTTGCGATTGATGATTCCAGCAATATTACTACGTTTAGCAGTGCGTGGAATGGTTGCAGCGGTTTAACTTCGTTCCCGTTAATCGATACTTCTAGCGGTGCGTCTTTCGTACAGGCATGGCGCGACTGTTCCGGCCTAACATCATTCCCATTGATAGACGTTAGCGGCGCGACAAATATGGGTGGATTTACTTGGTTGAATTGCACCGGTCTAACGGAATTTCCGCTAATTGATTTTTCTGGGATCACTAATCTCGGCAATGGAGCATGGCAGGGTTGTTCCGGCCTAACATCATTCCCGTTAATTGATACCAGCGCGGTTACGGCCGGTTTAAGTTTCACATGGTACGGTTTAAGCGGTTTAACCTCGTTTCCTTTATTGGACTTGAGTGGCGTTACAGGTTCTTGCCAGAGCACTTGGCGGTCGTGCACCGGTTTAACCTCCTTTCCTTTATTGGACTTGAGCGGCTCTACAGGATTTCCGGGGGCATGGCAGGATTGCTCCGGTCTAACTTCATTCCCGTTAATTGATACAGGATCGTCAACGAACATGTCGGGGGCATGGCAGGGTTGCTCCGGTCTAACTTCATTCCCGCTGATCAATACTAGCGCGGTTACTGACGGCTGCGCTACAGCGTGGTCAGGTTGCACAGGGTTAACATCGTTCCCACTTTTAGATTTATCTTCGTGTACTGATTTTGCTCTAGCTTGGTTTGATTGCTATGGAATTACCGCGTTTCCGAATATCGATCTATCGAGCGGACAAGATTTTTCACGGGCATTTTATCAGACGGACTTTACTTCTTTTGCGCCCACTGATTTATCAAGTGGGACTGATTTCGAGGATATGTTTAAAGACAATGCATCCCTGATATCGCTCGGCAATTTGATAACCGAAGGGCCGACTGGACAGATTTTCGACGGAATGTTTAGCGGTTGCACTTCTTTGCAAACTATTGGCGCGATTGACACAACAGGTACGGGCGGGGTTTCCATCGGTATGTTCCCTGGCGGCGCTACATTAACGTCACCGAATGGGCAGGAGCAGACCGATCTAGCATCGGCGAGCGGTTACGATTTCAATTAATCCTAATCATCCTCTCCCCTGCATCTCTGCTGTGCTAGAAAGTAAATATGATTTAACTTTTGCTCTTGCGTGATTTCCGAATCGCACCAAAATCGAATCTTATCGAAAGCCGCTTGATACTCAATGATCTGGCGGTGCATTTTGGTATTTAAATCTTTGTAGCCTTTCGCCTGGTTGTTTAAATCGATGAGCGCTTGTATGGGCGTTATCATGATTTCAAGTACCGTATAATTCCGCGCAAAGTATATAAAACCGCATAGATTACAAGCAAGCCAATCCCGCCTAATACAAATATAGTTCCCAAATCCATAATATTATCCTCTTTGTTTAAAAAGCCTTTCAACCTTTCTAGCATATTGCCAGCGCTTATAGCTATTCCGTAGTAATTTAATCATTTCCCTGCCCTCGCTTTTGCTGCCATCTGGTTGTATTCGACGCTACTTAAATGCGGGGTATGTTGTATTTCAGCCAAAGCCGCATCAAGGCGCTTGTTCTCGGCTTGCAAGAGATACATATCTGCCGACCACGATTTACCTTGTGGTCTAATTTGGTGGGCTTTCAAAATACCTTTTAACTCTGAATCACTCATTTCCCTGCCCTCGCTTTTCTGGAAATAGCAACATATACTCGTATGTCTGCACATAAATCTGTAATGGTGGTCTCTGCTGGTCAGCGATAATCCACGCATCACCTGTAGCTCTGGGCGGTCCATAAATAACAGTGCCGGTAATTCTTCCGGTGCTGACTTGAAACTCAACTTTTCTGCCTTTTAAGTCACTCATTCCCCTGCCTCGCTTTTCTGGTTATCTCTAAAATTGTTTTTGTAAGCCAATGAATGTCAATGTCGCGTTCATCATATGGGTCTGGTAAAGCTGCTTTATGGCATTTAGCCAGTGCCGCATCGAGGCGCTTGATACGGTCATCCTGCAACCGGATTGTTTCATCGCGCACTAATCCCAGTTCATGAGCCTTTAATCCGGATTCCAGTTCTGCGATACGGGCTTGCAGGGATCGCACTAACGATTGACCTCTGTAATCACTTACCATACATCGGCATGATGTGTTATTGCCCACGCCTACGGGTGTTGACACCGCGCAAGAATGTGAACCACAACCTATCAGTTCATCACTCATATCTATTTATTCCTCCTTGTAGTCGGCTTTAATGCAAAGAACCGACACCGGCTGATCGCGCAGCATTTCCCAAAATGTAATTTCTTGGCTGCGCCTGGTACGGCACTCGGTAAAGGTTAATTTTCTATCCGTTTCCATATAAAGCGGAACAGGGTTCATCGTTGCGGGTTGCGCAAATACGATCAGGAT